TTCAACAAAGGGAAGGATTCAACTAACGGAATACTATTTGATATAACTAATGATAAAAGAAAATTTTTATGCTATACTCTCGAAGATGAGAGCCGCACCGAAAAGGTTGCTGGAGAAACTTGTATACCTGAAGGAGAGTATTGTCTCGGCTTTAGGACAGAAGGTGGCTTCGATGCCAAATACGCTCATAGGTTCGCTGACATTCATATGGGGATGCTTGAAGTCCTTGATGTCCCTAACTTTAAATATATCCTTATTCATTGTGGCAATACTGATGAAGATACTGCGGGATGTTTACTTCTGGGTGATACGCAAGAAAACAACGATATAAAAGAAAATGGGTTTATCGGGAGGTCTACTCATGCTTACTATAGAGTCTACCAGAAAATATCGGAGGCGCTTCAAGAAGAAGACGTTACTATTATATACAGAGACTTCGAGCGATCATTGATACTTTCAGAGACAAACATCTCACCTAAGAGCATACACTAAGGCCTTTATTTCTCTAAAGCTCTATATATCTCCTGGACCATTAATCTAGCTTTCTGAGTTATAGCATATCTAACTCTGTAGTTATGTTTTGTCTCATCTCTAAAAAGATGATCTTCAAAAGTATCTGAGGGGGTAAGCCTATCAAAATGCTTATATAGATATCCCCCTTTAGTTAAAGGAGAGATGTATCTTTTACTTACGTTAGACTTACTAACACCAAATGAATCACTCATGTAATCAAGAGTAAAAAACTGCAGGTCATAGGCCCATATAAGAAACTCTATTTTTGTAAAGTCTAACCCTGTTCTCTCTGTATATTTTTCTTTAACGGCCTTTAAGTTCTTGAGATAATTACGTTTAACATAAAGTTTATCTTGTTTTGCAAACTCTCTAAACAACTTCTTCTTAGACACTTGACTTCTAGGCATTTTACATTAAATTTGTTTAAAACAAAGATATGGACGAGAGCAGGTTTTTCATAGAGATTCAAGAGTTATTATATCAAGTGGAAGATCTCGTGGATAAATATAATTATAGAGATAGATATGTTTCTGTAGTTTTGTGCGGGTTACTAGAGTCAAACTTAAGAGAATCTAGCCGCTCAAATCTTAAAGCGTTATATAATTATAATATAAGCGATAGGGAGGAGTTAGAAGATGTTCAAGATTTTATTAGTTTAACCTACAAGGAGGACGACATTGATCTTGAAGGCTTTTTAGCTGATTTAGGAATAGAGTTAGAGTAAAATTAAAATAAAATGGAAGGGATAATAAGAAAGATCATTATTGGTCGTGACCCTAAAAATGCGATGGCTTACTACATTGGTATGCGAGCTGGAAATGGGAAGGTAAGTACTATAATCTTAGATGAAGAGAAGCTTTATAAGTACAGTAGGTTTAGATACCTTATATATTTAGAGGACGAGACAACATCACAAACTTTATGGAAGTCTGTTGATGATATGCCGTGTATAGTTGAATATGATTGTAATTTTTAAACTATGGAAACTTTAGATATATTCGTTGTAGAACTTGAGAAACAGTTTAAAGACACAATAAAAACAGCTTCTGGTTTAGAGCTTTATGTAGACAGCAGGTTTAATGAGTTTGAACATAGGGTTACTGAAGGCCCTGTAGTCTGCTCCCCTATTAAATATAAAACAGGGGTTGAAAAGGGAGACACTTTATATTTTCATCATTTAGTTGTTGTTAATGAAGGTCAGGTTTTAACAGGTAGCGATAATCATTACTTAGTGAGATATGACCCTAATCATACTATTAACAATCAAGCGATAGCTTATAAAAGCAAGAAGACGGGGAAGGTTAATCCTCTTATGGGGTGGGCTTTATTAGAGTTTATAGAACAAGAAGATTTAGGGTTAAAATCTGATTTGATTGAATTGGTAGAGACAAAAGAAAAACTACCAACTAAAGGTCGTGTCGCTTTTGATAGCCCTTGGTTATACAATCTAGGTGTTAAAAAAGGGGATATTGTAGGGTTTAAAGAAAACCGAGACTATAGAATAACTATAGAAGGGAAAGAGTATTACCGCACTCGCGCAGAAGATCTTATGTATGTCGAAGTCTAAGTTTACTACTATAGGGGCGTCTAGAAGGTTAATGTCTAGTATGGAAATAGCTATAGAGAACATGATTGAAGAGGTTAAAAAACCTGTTGACCCAGAGATAAATGGAAGCGCTCGTAAGGCAGAACTCCAATCAATCAAACAAACAGCTACTGATTGTAAAGAATTAATTATAGAGAGGCAGAGGTTATCTCAAATGGTTAAAGACCTTGAAACCAGCGGAGATATAAAAGGGGCAAAGGATTATACTGGGGGGTTTGCTGAAAAATTCTCAAAGTAATGTGTCGTGTTACTGAATATAAAGAATGCGTAAAATGTAAAGAGGTTAAACCTTTATCAGAGTTCTCAATATTTAAAAGCAATAAAGACGGTTATGAGCGTAGATGTAAAATTTGCTACAGTGAGAGACGTAGACATCAGGCGAATTCTAAGAAGCTGCAACTTTTATCTCTTAACGGAGATAAGTGTGTAGTCTGCGGATACGATAAATGCCCTGCTGCATTGGAGTTTCATCACAAAGACCCCTTAAAAAAAGATTTCCCTTTAAGCCTTTCTTGGAAATCCCTCCCAGCATTAATAAAGGAATCAAAAAAATGTGCTTTACTTTGTTCTAATTGTCACAGGGAAGTTCATGCGGGTCTTTTGACATTATAACGTATCTTTGTTATTTAAGACAATGGCAAGAAATTATAAACAAGAATACAAGGACTTCCATAGCTCTAGCGAGCAAATTAAAAAGCGAAGCATAAGGAATTCAAACCGAGCTAAAGCTGTTAAAGATGGCAGGATAAAGAAGGGGCAGAAGAAAGATGTACACCATTGGTTTGAAAATGGCATTTTAAAAACTTTAATAGAGACTATAAAAAAGAATCGCGGGCGTAAAGGAGAGGGTGGTCGGATAAAAGGAAAATCACATAATAAAAATTAAATAAAATGGCAGAGTATAAATGCAAGTGTAGTAAAGGCACTATAAGTAAGTCAGGAGTTACAATAAAATATGTTGAGGGGGAAGGAGCTGTAAATGATATTCAGTGTGAGAAATGTGGAGAGAACATGGAATTAGCTAATCCAAAGACAGGAGCCCCTAGTTTTAGATCTAATAGATTTGGTCAGACTTATATTTTAGCTTTAGCCGCTTCAGTATTACTAATGAGTTGTTCTTCTCAGAATTATTATCGCTATAAGCAATCTAATAAATATAACCCGTGCTGGTGTATAGACCCTTGGAATGGAGCTGCAGAATGGTGCTGCCCAGGATCTCCGACAGAAACAATGAACCCTTATTCACACGGTAAAGGATATATAAAAGCTAGGTTTTAATGGGTGTCTTACTTGACTCAGATGAATATGATGAGAAAGTTATTAAGATTTGCCCCAAAGACACAGAGGGTGAAATTATTGAGATCGGTGGGTTACTCATTTGTCTTCCCAAGAAGCCGCCGAAGAAACAAATTTTCGGATATAAAAACTCAAAGTCTTTGCAAGTGTGGGAGAGGTTACCTATGCCAAAGGAATTGTCTCGTATTCGCTCTATGGATGAGTGGGCCGAGACCCCAAGAGAATTCCGAGAGAAGTTTCATCCATATATCGAAGAGGAGTTTAGGCGTAGGTCTGAAGGTTTTTGGTTTTATAACAACGGTACAGCTATATATATTACGGGGCGTCACTATATGATGCTTCAATGGACTAAGATGGATATTGGCTATCCGTACTTTTTAAATTTTCAACGTGAAATATTTCTACACATGGCTGCTTGCGAGGTTGATCCTCGTTGTATTGGCCAGCTTTATACTAAGTGCCGTCGTTCTGGCTATACCAATATATGTTCCGCTGTACTTGTGGATGAAGCTACGCAAGTTAAAGATAAGCTTATGGGGATACAGTCGAAGACGGGAAAAGATGCCCAGGAAAATATATTTATGAAGAAAGTGGTTTATATGTTTAGAAACTACCCTTTCTTTTTTAAACCTATCCAGGATGGTACCACTAACCCGCGCATGGAGCTAGCTTTCAGAGAGCCATCAAAAAGAATAACCAAAAAGAATAAAACCTCACAAATGGGGGAGGCTCTTAATACCGTTATAAATTGGAAAAACACAACTAATAATGCTTATGATGGGGAGAAGCTCCATATCCTATACTTAGATGAGGCGGGTAAATGGGAAAAACCTACAGATATACGAGATGCTTGGAGGATACAAAGAACTTGTCTTATTGTAGGTAAGAAAATTGTAGGCAAGGCTCTTGTAGGTAGCACAGTTAACCCTATGTCAAAAGGCGGGAAGGAATATAAAACTCTTTGGACTGACTCAGACCCATTATCAAGAAATGCTAACGGGAGGACAAGGACGGGTCTATATAGATTATTTATACCTGCTTCAGAATCCCTAGAAGGCTTTTTTGACTTATATGGGAATCCCGTAATAGAAACACCTGTAACCCCTGTTGAAGGTTTAGATAATGAACCTATACTTATAGGCTCTAAGGAATATCTAAAGAATGAGAGGGAAGCCTTAAAGGATAACGCGTCAGAAATGAATGAGGTTATACGTCAATTTCCCCTCTCAGAAGATGAAGCTTTTAGGGACAGCATTGAAGGTAGTATCTTTAATATAGGTAAGATATATGAACAAATAGATGTTAATGAGGATCTTTTCCCTAACCCTGTAGTTACAGGAGATTTTATCTGGAAAGACGGAAAACAAGACACAGAGGTTATCTTTTCTCCCAATCCTAGGGGAAGGTTTAAAATATCCTGGATGCCTCCAGCTGATCTACGGAATAAAAAAGCTTTCAAGAATAGTAAAAGAGTTGCCCCAAATATTGATATGGGGTGTGGGGGAGTTGACTCTTATGATCTTGACGCTACGGTAGATGGACGAGGGTCTAAAGGGGCTCTACATCTATACAACAAGTTTCATATTGAACATCCGTCAAATATGTTTGTCTTAGAGTATGCTTCAAGGCCGCCTCTAGCTAAGATCTTTTATGAGGATGTTTTAATGGCCGCTGTCTTTTACGGTTACCCAATACTAATAGAGAATAATAAATATGGTATAGCCAGGTACTTTGAATCTAGAGGATATGACGGGTACCTTATGGACAGACCTCAGCATTTAACATCAAGTTCTGCAAAGGTTAAAGTAAAAACAAAAGGGATACCTTCTAACTCTCAAGATGTAATTCAGTCTCACGCTCACGCAATAGAATCTTATATACATAATCATGTAGGATTGAATCAAGAGACTGGGGAGGTTGGAAATATGTATTTTAATAAAACTTTAGAGGATTGGATTGGATATCAAATAGATAATAGAACTAAGTTTGACTTAACTATAAGTTCTGGTTTAGCCTTGCTAGCCGCACAAAAAAGAGTTAAAAAGAAAAAAGAGACTAACCTAGACCGTAAGTTCTTTAGACGATACGAAGTTTTTGGTTAATTTTGTATATTTGCACCTATATAAGAAGACATGAATAAACACAGCGGCTCAAAGAGCTTTCCTGATCCACTCGCGCCTCAGGAAGAAAAGGCGAAAAAAGCTTATGGCTTGCAGTACGCAAAGGCTATAGAGTCGCAATGGGGTCGTAAAAGCAACGCAGATTCTATTTTCTCAAAAAGACTATCTGTTTTTGAGCGGAATAGAAAGTATGCTAACGGGACACAGGACACAAATATATATAAAAAGCTTCTGAACAACTTAAGTCCAAATGGGGCTGATGGGAGTCTTATGAATATAGATTACACTCCCGTCCCTATCCTCCCTAAATTTGTAAGGATTGTTGTAAATAAAATATTATCAAGGAATCCATACCCTAATTTAGAGGCTATAGACCCTTTATCTTCTTCTGAAAAGAATAGAGAAAAAACGAAATTGGAAATTAGGACTGCTATGAAAAAGCAACTAATGGAGCTGCAGCAAGAAACTGGAGCTCAATTCAGTTTTAACGTTGAGGAATTACCAGATAACGAAGCTGAAGCTGAGATTTTCTTGAATAACAATATAAAAAGCGACGCTGAGATAGCTGCTCAGATAGCGATAGATATGACTCTTTCATGGAGTAACTTTAACGACAATACATTCAGACGTGCTGTACAAGATTTAGCTTCTATAGGACTCGCAGTAATAAAAAGAACAAACGATCCTAGCTATGGGATTACCACTAAATACATAGACCCGAAAGATTTTGTACATAGTCATTCGGAAGATCCTGGGTTTACAGACCTCACTTATGGGGGTCATGTAAAAAGCATGCCTATACAAGAGTTAAGGCGCTTGGCAGGGGAGGAATTAATAGAAGACGATTTTAAAGAGATAGCAAAGAAAACTAGCTCTTCTAGTTCTTTTGGATCTAAATATGACTCTAGCAGAGGATCTACAATTTATGACTATGATGAGAATATTGTAGATGTTTTAGAGTTTGAATTCCTTTCGACAGATGTTTTAATCTTCGAAGAGAAAGAAAATCAATACGGAAATTCTAATTTCTTTAATGAAGGATACTCATATAAAGAAAAATCAGGGGGTGTCTTTCAAAGAACTCCACATAGACTAGATGTAGTTAATGTATATAAAGGCTTCCACGTAATAGGGACAGATAAGATTTTTGGGTATGGGAGAGAAACAAACGTACCTAAGAATATATATGATATAAGTAAAGCAACGTTATCCTACTCTGTAGTAGCAACAAATCTTTTAGACATGATGCCTAAGTCTATGGTAGACAGCTGTGTAGGATTTGCAGATATGTTACAACTTACTCATTTAAAGATTCAACAGGCTATTGCTAAAGCAAAACCTGATGGATTAATCATAGATATAGAGGGATTAGAGAACGTTCAGTTAGGTAAAGGTGGGGAGATGCAGCCGTTAGAGCTTCATGATATTTACGAGCAAACGGGAGTCTTTTACTACAGGAGTAAAAACCCTGAAGGTGGTTTTCAGAATCCTCCTATTAGGGAGATTGGGAATAGTATTAGAAATATAAATGAACTTATAAATTTATACAACCACTATATAAGACTTATAAGAGATACAACAGGGATTAATGAAGTCGTTGATGCTAGCTCGCCTAAAGGAGAAGCTTTAGTGGGGGTTAGAGAGCAAGCAATAGCAGCCTCTAATAACGCTACTTATGATATAACTAATGCGGCAATGATTCTGTACAAGAAGGTTTGTAGCGATGCTATAAAGTGCATACAAATATTACCTTCTGATTCAGTTATAGCTGAGGTTTATAGAAACGCTATTGGTAAGACTAACATGGGGGTTCTGACTAGTTTTGGTAGTTTACCGATGTATAACTTCGGGGTTCAGGTTCAGAAAGATATGGAGGATAAAGACAAGGCCTTCTTAGAGCAAAACATACAAATAGCTTTAGGTCAGAAGGAAATAGATCTTGAAGACTCTATGGCAATTAGATCCTTACGGGATATAGACCAAGCAGAAAGGCTTCTTGTTGTCCGTAGGCAAAAGAGAAAGCAAGAGCAACAGCAAATGCTTGCTCAGCAGCAGCAACAACAAGCTCAATTACAGCAACAGACACAAATGCAAGCTGCTCAAATTAAACAACAGGAGGTGCAGATGGCGGCTCAAATTGATGCTCAGAAGCTTCAATTGAAGGCTCAATTAGAGGCTCAGTTGGCGCAGATGCAACACGAGTTCGATAAAGAGATAGAGACAATAAGAGCTACAGCTACTTTAGGGTTTAAAGAAGATGATAAGGAGTTTAAGCAAAAGCTTGAAGTTATGAAAGAGGATAGAAAAGATCAAAGAGTTTCTAAGCAAGCTGTAGAGCAGTCAAAGCTTGTATCCCAAAGGAAAGGCGAAAGAAAAGAACTTGATGAGAATCCTGCTTCTTACCTACAAACACTACTTAATAGCAATACGAAATAATGGCAAATCGAGTTAATTTAGACGTCTCGGAGAGATTAGATATTACGTGCAGACAAGGAGACACGTTTTCCTTAACCGTAACCATGAAGGATTCTTCAGGAACGGCTTTACAGTTAGTAACTGATAACTATTCTTTTTTAATGCAAGTTTGGGGGCATTCTAAGAAATCAAAAGATCCTGTTTTAGGCAGCACAAATCTTGGTAAGAAGGTGGATAATACTTTCGAGGCCTTCGTTCTAGATGATAGCGGAAACGTAACTATAACAGCTACGGCAGCTACTATGAGGGGTATAAAACCAGGTAAATACACTTATGATTTACAGTACGTCCTCCCGACTTCTTCTGGAGTAGACACGCATACAACCGTCTTAAGAGGATCCTTTATTGTTAATGAGGATATATCTAAATCTATATGAGTGTAGAAATAACAACAACTAGCGGTATATCTGTTACGGTAACTACCCCAACTAATTCTTCTATCTCCGTTACGTCAAAAGGACCTAAAGGAGATACAGGGGCAGACTCTACGGTTGCAGGTCCTACGGGTCCAGCAGGCGCAGATGGCGCAGATGGGACCTCTTTTACTGCGGGGGACGGATTAGATCTTACTGGAACTTCTTTAACAGCTGATTTAAAATATCAAGGAGGCCTTACTATAAATTCTGGGGAGTTACAGGTAAATTTATCGGATCCTCAAACGGCTGGATCATTACCTGTTACGAAAGGAGGAACGGGAGTAGCCTCTCATACAAGTGGTGGAGTTTTAATTGGAAACGGGGCTGGATCTATAAACGCTGTAGATCTTACTTCTAACGGTAATATAATTGTCGGTGGAGCGACTCCAGCTGCAGTAGCTGCATCCAACTTAGCTGGATCTGGGTTAGCGGCAACTACAGGGGACGGAACTTTAGTTTTAGCTGTAGAGACTTTAAACCAAGATACAACTGGAAACGCCGCTACTGCAACTTTAGCTGCAGACGCAACAACTCTTGCAACACCAAGAGCTATCAACGGAGTTAATTTCGATGGTTCAGGACCTATAACAGTACCAGCAGCAGGATCTACTTTAACAGACACAGTAACCGTGGCTAACGGAGGCACAGGGTTGACAACAGTTGGCGCTAACCAGATATTAACAGGAAACGCGACGGGTGCTTTAACATCTGAAGCTAATCTTACTTTTGGCGTAGATCGATTACACATAGGGACTGATGATGAAATCACCCCTCAGATTCGCCTTCAAAATGACGAAAATACAGTTACCATCGGTGTGTCGGATTCTGTTGATAACATAATGACGGGCTCTGCTGATGGCGATTTGATTATTAACTCCTCAGAGGATAAAAATGTATTATTTGGTCAGAATAACGCTGTGGCCGCAAAAATTGATACTGATGGGGTTTTTACGTCTAAAACATTTAGTTATATATCATGTGGGTATTTTGATGATATTAGTACAACTCTTCATTACCTTCCTTTAAATGGCCCTCCAAATGAATACACAACAGAAGGAAACGCATACACCGATTGGGTAGCGCCGTGTGCCGTAACAGTTTTAAGCGCTCAGATGAGATTTAGCTCTTTATCAGGCTCTGATGGAAATCTAACTATGACTGTATGGAAAGATCCTATAGGATCAGGAACTAAAGCGTCAGTAGAAGCAGAAACAGTTGCCGTGACCACCACAGATGACAACGATGTTGTACATTTTTTATTTGACGGGGCTTCCATAGCAAAAGGTGAGGCAATGAAGATATCCATTCAAGCCGATGCTGACGTTACGGGTAGTTCAAATACTTTTGTTACAATAGTTTTATTAATGGATTGGGCTGATAGATATACTGTGTCAAGTGCTGTAATAGCATCATAATGGAAGTTATAAAGAAAAATAAAGGCGGGGAGCTTAACGTTTCTAACAGGAAAATAAAAGTAGCCCCTCCCAAGGGCTACCATTGGATGGAAGATCGAGGAAGGTACTTTTTGATGAAAGGGGAGTATGAACCTCATAAAGGTTCACTAGAGTCAGCGGAGTTTAAATTAGTCAGTCATAAATAACTATATTTGCACATATAAATAATTATCAACTACCATTAAGATGGCAACAACAACTGCAACATTAACACTTTCGAGCTCTGACCTAACGGGTGACGCTCTTTCACTTTCCACTTCGGCTACCCTAACAAAACAAGGTGGCGTAACTGGATTAGACCAAACTACTGGAGTAGGGAGGAAAACAACTTTATCTGATTCAGCATATGTTTTATTTGACGGAGCAGATTATACAGCTGCAAAAGCACACAAAGTTTATATTAAAAACACAAGCACTGTTTCTTCGGAATACTGCACTCTTTCAATCAACTCGGAAGAAATAGGAAGGCTTTATGCTGGTGATTGGTGTTTTCTACCTTGGTCTGCGAGTGCAGACACTAATGATATTAAAATTACTCCTAGCATAAGCACTACGTTTACTATTGAGTATATGCTAGTCTTTGAAGCATAATGGGAAGCTTAAAAATAGGTTTCACTTTAAGCAGTAATTCTGTATTATCCAGCCCCGTAAATGTGGTTGCCAGTTCTTCTGTTACGGCAGATTCTGGGGTTTTAGTTAGAGCTAAAGTTTTAAAAACAACTATACATGATAATGCACTTGTTGTATATAAAGCAGATGACAAGCTTGTTTCTGGTTACCTATATGTAAAGAATCTAGAGAAGGAAAAGGAAAATTACGTATATGTTTATAATCATACGGATTCTACCGCTTTGGTTGCTAAAATAGCTGGGGGTGAATTTTGTTTTATCCCCGTTGCAGTGGATAAGACATACAAGGTTTATTCCACTAGAGTTGACTCTTTAGTAGATTACGCAGTATTCGGATTAGACAGCTCTGCGGTAACACTTTCTTAACAATATAAAATCATGGCTGAGCGCTACGAATGCTAGGTTTATCATCATTTTTAACCGCATCTACAGCGGTACAGTCTGCTATAGGACGTCTGCTAGGCGCTTTAGGCGGTAGATCTACCTATACGGAAAATCGTAAAGATTCTAGAGATACTATTATAGACATCTCTAAAGGGGATATCCTAGATAAGGCTTCTATACTATTAACTCCTACGAGCTATAGTGACGGGAAGATGCGGTCTGTAAAATCTGAACCAACAGTTACTCACAGCGAGGACTTTACTACGAATACTACTGGGTTGCCTTGGAATACTGATGATGCAGGACAACTCATAACGCACGTTAGTGCTGATAATGTCTTAAGAATAACATACAATGGTACTACAGGAGTCGGGCTCAAGAGGGGTACAACTCTTTTGAACGAGGCTGGCGCTCAGTACAGAGTTACATTCAAAGCAAGGGGAACTAGAGCCGCGGCTTTCCTCTCAGTAGGATCATTAACTGACATAGATAATTCTGTAGATACAAATCCTATCTTAGATACTGATTTTCAAGAGTATGAATTTTTTGTACGCACGGATACTTCGCCACAGACTTTGCGGATGTATCAAGGCACGGGATCAGCGGAGGAATACTTGGAGATTACAGATCTACTAGTCCAAGACACATCCTCAGACTTTACCTTCTCCCGCGACTCCAGCGCTATGCGCGTAGGACCAGACGGGTTATTGCAAGATATGCAGGATGTAGTTGGGGAAAGTGAACTTATTTTAAACGGGGATTTTAGTGATATATCAAGCAATATACTACCTAACGCAGATTTCTCTGACTCTTCTCCTGCTTCACAAACTGGTTTGGATGGCGGATTACAATTTGCTGAGTGGAAAGAGAGTGCTTACGATGATGGTTTAAAAAAGTTTGAAGCTATAGAAGGGGGTATTAGATGTACCATAACGAAGCAGTTTACAGACCAAACTTGGCACCAAAGGATATATCAATATATAGGTGAGGAGGGTGGTGGTATACTTGAAGTAGGTAAATCCTTCCGCTTTAGAGCTAAATTTAGATGCTCGGTAGCTCAATCTGATTTCAAGGTTGCTATAGAAACAACTTATGGGGGGCATGATCAAATCTCACCTCAATATCACAGCCTTAATGCTGGAGAGTGGGTAGAGGCGGATATATATTTTAGATGTACGGCTATAAATGATCCAGTTTACGGGGATGACAGAAAGATGGCTCTTATTTTTTGCCCTGATGAAAAGATCCCTACTGGAGCATTTTACGAAATTAAAGATCTATCTATAGAAAAACTCGACCCAAACGATAGGTGGGCAGATTATTCCACCCCGACGGGTCAGATGAGCATCACTGAAAATGGGTTACGAATAACAACTGTAAACGAGGCATCCTATTCGCTGCATAGGGTTCAAAATATTGGGCACACTTTAGTTACTGGTAAAACATATAGACTAGAGTATACTGTTTCAGGGTTTTCTGATCCCGATGGTGACATTGATTCATTTACGCTTTGGGATGGCGATAGTTATGGTGTTGCTCTGGAGACTACTCTTGGAACTCACGTTACTTATTTTAAAACCGCTACGATTGGGGTAACGGGTGTTATATTTAATCTTATAGCCGCTGGCAGTGGCGCTGGGGAAGCCACTGATTATATAGAACTTAGTAATGTTTCTTTAAAAGATATAACCCTAGCAGACGACCTAGATATCCCAAGGATAAGTTACGATAAAGACGGGTTGAACGGGCATATATTGCTTGAGCCAGAAAGGACAAATTTAGTTCCTTATTCAGAGAATACCTCAGGATGGAACAGGACTCGCTCAACCTCTGCAATAGCGCCTAGTATCACAGCGCCAGATGGCACAGCCACAACGGTATTCTTGGCCGCAGATGATTCTGATAACACGCACAACATTAGAACAGCGTCTTTCACCACTGTAGCAGATGAAACCTACACGGTGAGTATTTTTGCAAAAAAGAGCACACAAGATTGGATTAGATTAATGTTTCAAGATGCTTCCACTAGTGTATATATCTACGCTTATTTTGACTTAGATAACGGTGCAATAGGTCAAACTCAAGACACTGGGACTAACGCCACTTATGTTTCGTCTACTATAGAGGACTACGGCAACGGATGGTATAGATGTTCGGTAACAGGCGATATAGGTTCTACAACCACCTCCTATTTGAAGGTTTATTTAGCTGAGGCAGATGAGGACATCTCCTTCGATGCAGATGGTACAGGTGTGTATATATGGGGAGCTCAAACTGAACTAGGCGCTTACCCAACTTCATACATCCCAACCCATACAGGTGCTTCGGTAACACGAAGTGAAGAGACTATGGCGGGATCTGGGAATACATCTCTTATAGATAGTACTGAAGGCGCTCTGTATATAGAGGTAGCTTCAATATTTGGCGAACCTATAACTTCTACTTGGAAAGCTATAGCTATTAGCGATGGCACCACTGCTAATAGAGCTTGGATCGCCCTCGACACCAATGGTAAATTTTCTGTTGGTAGTCGAAAAGGCCACGCTGACGATATTGTACCTAACCTCAGTCTTTCGTCCAGTAGCGCGTACACATCAGCTCAGTTATCCACTTTTAAAAAGGTGGCCTTTAGGTACAAAGATGATGACTGGGCTTGGTATGTTGATGGCGATCAAATAGCCACAGACACAAGCACAGATCCCTTATGGAGTGCTGACACGTTTTCCGAGATAAATTTTGATAGTGGTGGTGGTGGTTCCGCATGGAAGGGTAAGATAAAGTGCTTAGCCTATTTTGATGAGATCTTGACAGATGATGAATTAGAAGCTTTAACGGGTGACAGTTATAATAATTTCGGTGAGTTAGCAACCGCTAATGGATATACAGTACAATAATGGCGGAAGCAGTAGTAAAATTAGGGGATGGAAATTGGGCTACCAAAGAAGGTAAGCTCTTAGCTCATAAGCAAGTTGGGGATAAATACCTTAATACAGAGTTTACTGTAACTAGAGGTACTGACGCTACATACGTGGGTAGAGATGGGTTAATCAAGCAGATGTCAGACGCTTCCACTGAGTTAGTCCAGAATGGAGATTTTAGTGCAACGGGAAGTGAGCTTGTAGTAAATGGAGATTTTTCAAGTGCTACATCTTGGAATGTAAATTCTAATTGGAATATTAATACTGTTTCAGGAGTAGCAGAAGCAGACGGAACAAGTAATGCTGACATTAATCAAAGTGTTTGGTTGCCAGTTATAGGTAAGTCTTATAAAGTAACGTTTGAGGTTGTTTCATTAACTCGAGGCAGAGTACTTTTTAAAATGGGTAGTGTTAATGGAGAAGGGCATACAACGATAGGAATTAAAACTGAGTACATAGTTGCAACTTCAACGGATAGAATAAGAATTGACAGTGAGGATTCCTTTATTGGTTCAGTTAAAGACGTATCCGTTGAAGAACTCGGCGAGGATTGGGCTTCGATGGATGGAGCTATTGATAGTTATAATGAGAACGGTCTTACTATAACAAGTATAAATACAGACCAATATAATCGACTGAGGCAAAATTCAATTACTGAAGATGGAAAGTCTTATAAAGTAACGTACACTATACAAGCGACTTCATTTTCTGCGGGAACAGTTATACAATATTATGATGGAGATACTTATAACGCTTTGCCCAAACAAGGGGTAGGAACTCATACGTTTTATTATACAAGGGACGCGGATAACGACGCTTGGTATTTTAATCTTGATGCCTCTGCTTCAGCTTCAACAACCGACTATGTAACTATAAGCAGCATCTCAGTTAAACAAATATCAGATATAGTAGGTGACATCCCACGAATAGACTTCTTAAACAATCCTGAAGGGCATTTGCTTTTAGAACCAGCGAGTACAAATTTAATACCATATAGCGAAAAACTTACTCAATTTACCGCGTCAAATACAACTGTAACCGATAATATAACTACAAGTCCTAAAGGCACTCAAGGCGCAAGTAGAGTAACGAAAGAAGGGAATGATGGTAATGATAGAATAAAAGTTAATAGCGTATCTGTTAGTGACAGCACTGTTTATTCTATTAGCGTATTTGTGAAAAACGATGATTTAGTAAATGGAGGAAGGACTACAGTGGGATTCAGAACCTCAGGCACTTTATTTAGAAGAGCTTATGACTGGAGTGATAATTCTTTAGCTTATTCGAGTTCGCATAATAGCGGGACCAGGACGAGTGAGATATTAGAGGATTATGGTAACGGGTGGTATAGAATTGGGTTTTCTTTTACAACAGATGCTACTACTGGTAGTTTCGAGGTAGATATAGATAGAGTAAACGAAAGCGCTACGACCTCCGTGTTTGTTTGGGGCGCTCAGTTTGTAGAAAGCGCTTACCCAACATCGTATATCCCAACACACGGGGTTGCAGTAACGCGAGCTACGGAGACTTGTAATAGCGCTGGAGTTGCAGCAGATTTTGATAGCGTATCAGGGGTCGTGTATGCTGATATAGCCGCTTTAACAAGTGACTCAGGGTCATTTGAGTTATTTAGTTTAAGTCCTGCAGACACCTCCACCACGCATCGTATATTCTGGGGGTTCAATAACGACGCAGATGAAATGAGAGGATTTCATACTAACAATTCAGGTAACGATATAAATCTGACTTATTCTACTGCTCTTGACATTACTAATTTTAACAAAATGGCTTTTAAATACAAAGCCACTGAGTTTGCTCTTTGGATAAACGGAGTGGAGCGATCAGTAGATTCAAGAGATGAAGCTCTAACCGCGGGAACTATGACGGAATTAAACGCTAACTCTGGTGGAACTGGTTCACCTTTTTATGGTAAAATAAAATCACTAAGAGTATACAAAGAAGCTTTAAGCGATGCAGAATTAGAACTTATAACAAGTTGAGAATATGAAAAAAATAGGTAAATACGAATTCACAAACAAAGCTCAAGCAGATACTGCTATAGAAGCTTTAGGTGTAGGAACAGACGAAGAAGGCAACAGCTACCCAACCCACGGACATACCATAGTTAGGTTAGGGAATATAGTCACTACTCCAGGAGAGTATAACGAGGCGGGAGAAGAAACTACCGCTCCAGTACTGTCTAGCGGATATCATGTAGATGTCTTATGGAAAGGCCTTGTCGGGGCAGATATTATTGTAGATGGGGAAGTCACTGGGCAAGAGCCTGTTACACACCCTGATGGATGGGCTGATAAAGCTGTGGATGTCTCTGGAGATGGGGTTCACGGGTTTATGGGGTTGGACTACGAATACTATAAGATATAAAGAGGAAGGACTCTAAAAAAGAAACTTAATAAATAACTACCTTTGTACACAAATAATACACAAATATGGCAACATTAGCAAATACAGGAATGGCAAACCAGGCGGCCTTTGGTCAGCACGGTAGCGCTCTCGTAGATGACGGGAGTGCATATACTCCACCAAGCGGAAAGGTGGTTGTATCTATAACCTGTCTGTCAGATACTAACTTTACAGTGCTGACTCAAGAAGACCCAGCTCAATTCTTTGGGACTACGACTCCTTTTGGAGCGGGAACAAATCAAGTGGCAGTAGCCGTCTCAAATACTTTCCCACAAGGGGTTACTATTTACGGGAGATGGACAGCTGTAACAGCTTCGTCTAGCACTGGAGGAGGATATATCTGTTACCTCGGACCAGCTGCGTAAAATATAAATTAATAAATTAAATAATAATGGAAAATACAGTTGATAAAATCGGAGAATTTAAAGTGTTTAATACTCCTGAAGAGCTTGCCGTCTCTATGAATACAGAGCCTCAAGCAGAAACACAAGTAGCACCTGAACCTCAAGTAGAGGCACAAGAAACTTCTACTCCGCAGGTAGAACAATCTGAAGCGGTTACACCAGAACCTAGTTCGGAACCGCAAGGAGAACCTGTAGCTACTGAAACTACTGAAGCTCCAGCAGCTACAGAAACTACTGAAACCCCTATAGACCAATTGGTTACAGGCGGGACGAAAGTATTAAAAGGAACTGACCAGCAAGAGCCTACAACGGATTCTTCTGGTAACGAACAATATAGTCAAGATCAAATAGATGGGGCTATCTCTACATACCTTAGCGAAAGGCTAGGGAGAGAGGTGCTATCTTTAGATGACTTGACAAATGTAACCTCCCCTATTGATGAAAGGGTGGAAGCAATATCTAAATTCGTGACGGAAACTGGAAGGTCTCCTCAGGAATGGTTTACTTATCAGTCGTTAAATACATCTGAGATGGATGATATAACGACCCTGAAAGTAGATATGGCTATCCAATACCCAACTTTATCATCAGAGGAAGTTACAACGCTCATTCAGAATAAGTACAACTTAGATCCAAGTGCAAGTTCTGAAGAAGAAGTAAAAGTGACTGCCCTTCAAGCAAAGGTGGACGCTGCAGAGGCTAAATCTAGGATAGAGGAAACGCGCATGAGATATGCCGCACCTGAACCTAAAGAGGCAACAGCACAAGGCTTCGTAAACGAGCAATGGCTTTCAAATATGAAGGCCGAAACGTCTGCTCTTACAGGACTAGAATTTGATCTAGGTAATGAGAAGACATTTACTTTCGGTTTGGATGACCGATACAGACAGGACTTAATCAACAGGAATTCTAAATTAGATAATTACTTTGATTCTTATGTTCAGTCTGACGGAAGTTGGGATTATGATTCGTTAAACTCTCACCGAGCTATTATTGACAACATTGATTCTATCGTCTCGTCTACATATAGACAAGGCCTTAGCGATGGTCAAAAAAATGTAGTTCAGTCAGCGGCTAATGTTTCTACTCAAGCTCCACAAAGTACTGTGCAAGGCGAACAAACAAATAAACTAGCCGAGCAAGTACGAAATATACTTAGAGGAGATTCCTCTAAGCTTACTGTTAAAATATAAATATTAAGAAAATATGGCTGATATAGCTGCAGCTGCAGAGGGCGTCGATGCCTCCCCAGCGAACCTCAGGTTAACCCCTGAGTCATATACTACCTTAAACACTCTTCTAAAGCAGAATAAAGATTTTGTTCTTCCAGAGCTTGTTAAAACTTACGGTGAACAAGGTATCACTGGCTTTTTAAAACTAACTGGCGCAATACAAGCTGGTGGAACTAATGATGAAATTCATTACTTTGAAGAAGGTCGTCGTCACAGAAAAGTTTCTGTAACTCAGACTAAATCAAAAGATGTAGATCAATGTACTATAGTATGGACTGCGCTCAGTACTGACGGATGTCCTTTTGGTGCTAACGATGTATTAATGGACACTGCTGACGGAAGACGTTACATTGTTCTAAGTCTAGATGATGCAGATCCTACAGCAGCTACAGAAGCAGTAGTAGCTTCTTTAGACGGAGAAGCTGCAGTAGCTAATGCTACTTCTACTAGAGACTGGATTGTTTTAGGAAACTTATACGGTCAAGGACAAGAGCAACCTTCTCACTTCACTGATACTGATGCGGTAAAACGTAAAAATCCATTTATGATTGTTAAAGACCGCTTCCAAGTGAACGGATCTCAAGCAACAAATATTGGATGGGTAGATATCGGAGGTGGAGAATACCGCTGGTACATGAAAGGTGAGCAAGACGCACGTAAGCGTTTTGAAGACCGTCGTGAGATGATGTTGCTTTTTGCTGAAACAGGAATCGCTGCTGACGTTATAACAAACGTTGGAGCTCATGCAGTAAATGCAGGGGTTGAAACAGGAGTTGGTTCTGAAGGTTACGTCTCTGCTGTTGAGCAAAGAGGTATTATAGTTTCTAACGCAAACTCAAATCCACTAGATTCTTTTGCCGAGTTCGATAATATCATTATGGAGCTTGATAAGAACGGTGCACCATCTGAGTATGCTATGTACGTAAACAGAACGCAAGATTTAGCTATCGACGATATGTTAGCTGGAGGAGTTGCAACTCAAGTTACTGCTGGTTTAGCTGGTCAATTCGGAGCGTTTAACAACGATGCTGATATGGCTGTAAACCTTGGTTTTAAATCTTTCACTCGTGGAGGATATACATTCCACAAGCATGACTGGAAACTGTTAAACGATCCAACTCTTCTTGGAGCATCTAATTACCTACAGGGAGCTATGGTTCCTATGTCTCAGGTAGCTGACGCTCGTACAGGAATTAAGTCACCTGCTTTAGCGATGTACCATAAAGAAGCTGGAGGATACTCTCGTGACTTAGATCACTGGGTAACTGGAGGTGGAGTTATGGGGCATAACAATAACGGAGATGCTGGTCGTGACGTTGCTACGTTCCACTACCGCTCTGAAGTTGCTCTTGTGACTCGTGCTGCGAACCAACACGTCCTTATTAAAGGATAATATTAACTAAGTTGACGGGAGGAGGAAGGCTTTGGTTCTTCTTTCTCCCTTAAACTACAAAACATATAGAAAATATGGCAGTAGCAAACACAACTAGAGAAAATCACGTTTTCCCTCTTTACTTAAAGGGAGCCGCGATAACGTTAACTGAGTCGGATGATGGGGCTATCCCTATTACTACGAGTTATGTAAAATTTGACATTGGATCTGGTAGCTCAAATGCTTTTACATTAGCTAATGGTGACATCCCAGGTCAAATCATGGTCCTTTGGGCTGAAGATGCTGATGGTACAAACTTAGCAGCGATTACAGTAGCAACTACAGTATTTGCAGAGAATGACGTTATTACTTTAAACGCATCTAACGAAAACATTACGTTAATCTGGAACGGTGAAGCATGGGCTCCACTTGGATTCAGCGGAGCAACTTCAGCTTAAGCTTAAGTAAGCAACACTACACGAGAAAGGCCTCTTCTGGGGCCTTTTTTATTACTCTTTTATTTCTGTGTATATTTGCGTGTAATTTAGTAAAATGAAAAAATTCTTACAGTTTATAGATGCTGCAGATGATGCAGCTACATACCCTGCAGACAATCTTATAGCTATGACTGTAGCGGCAGACGCTACACTTCTACTTAAGTTTTCTCCAGGATCACTAGGAACTGGACAGGCCATAAGCTTAGATATTGTAACGCTAACGATTACAGCTGATAGAGAGAAAGCGGTCATGAAAGCTATAGGTGATGAGATTTCCCTTGGCAATACCCCAACTATAGTAGTATGTGATGATGTAGATGATGTGTTTTTACACTCAAGCATTCTTTCATGCACAATAACCCTTGACGTAGACCACTAATGAAAAAATTCTTTTTATTTCGCAGAGAAGAGATTAATAAAGCTAGTGTTCACTCGTCTGATATGGGGGAAGGCCTCAGTGTCTTCGCCGTACCTACAGATAACGTATCGTTTTTAACGGCGGTGAAAGGCTTTGTGAATATAACCTTTAATGGTTCTGGCATGTATGAAGACGTAAGCCTTTTTTCTGGGGAGTCTATAGAAAAGACAAATGTATCTGTAAGCTGCACGGAAGGACAAGAGATGGCGTTTATAGAAAACATTATAAACTTTATTTCTAGGGATACTGCAGAACAAGTTATGAAGTTCGATGTAGTAGAAAAATCATCAACCTTTAAAAAATCAACTGTTTTAAATAAAAGCGACGTTACAATAATCCTAAAAGAAAACGCTTCTGATATAGGTAATTCACAAAAAGATAATTTATCTCAAGAACGAGATCATAATAATGTTATTGCAGGTATTTCTTTTAATAAGAACATGCCTATAATAGATTATAACCATGAATGGGTTGACACTTTCGCTGACGATACAACTGTATCTAGTTGGAAAAATGCAGGTTCTGGCGGAGATACATATAGTATTGTAGCTTCTACAGGGACTGTTAAAGCTTCGTCAGCAACTAACGTGACCACAAGAATAGGAAAACCAAGTATGACCTTTAGCGTATCTGCTTTTTTTACTATTCCTAACTCTTTTACGGTAAAATCAGATTACACTATATACTTTGTAATACATAGCAAGAATGATGGATATAGGCCTTTATTTGGAGACACAGCAGGAGAGACGGTTGGGTTTTGCGGAGAGATTCTTGAGGTTGATTCAGCTAGACTGTCAGGTGGCGCGACAGGTAAAGTACAATCTAGCTCATTTACAATGAGACATAGCGGTGTTTCAAGCCAACCTGCAACCTCTTCCTCAATAGAGGATGACTGGACAGATTCTTTTATTTTCCCCGATAAACTTAAAGCTAATGCTCAGGGGACATCCCATCACGGGCAGACTCGACGATGTGATGTATTTGTAATACGCAGAGATAAAGACTATAATTTGTTTTTACATAATCGGGACGGTAATATTATTTCTTTTATTCCAGCTAAAACAAGAAGAGACGATCCAACTTTTACCTATAAAACATCCTTTCTTACAGACGGAGACTTACTTATAGAGAATTTAGGGGGATATGGAGACTCAACGGTAAACACTTTTGATGGATCAATAGGAAGATTTGGAGTGATAGATAAAGATATTGGTTTAAACGCCGCAACAAAACTGGCAAAAGATTTAAGTGCTTTCTACGATCCGAGCCCTATAAATGCAAATAATATATAATAACTAACTTTTAATTTAATTTCAATAATGGGAAAAACAAAAACAAAAAAGGCTCCTATGAGCCCACAACCAGCAGTTGCTGAAAAGCCTGCTGTAATTCAAGAAGTAGCACCTTCTAAACCTGCAAAAAAACGCACGATAAAGCAAAAAGAAAAAGCTTATCACTGTGAGTTTGAAATCATAAAAGGCGGCGGAATTGTCTTTATGTTACCTCAAAAAGGAGTTACTATTTACGATAAAGAAATAGACTCTATTCGTGAGATAAGATTTTGCCCTAATGAGCCCTCTATATATGTGGACGAACAATCTGGGAATGCTTTAAAAAGGTCTGTAGCTTTCAGAGATGGAAAAATGTTTGTCCCTAAAGAACAACCTAATCTTAGAAAGTTTTTAGAGATGCACCCAGCAAACATAGCTAACGGTGGAACTACTTTCAGAAAAGTAGATAAAAGACAAAATGCTCAAAAAGAATTAGAAAAAGAGTTCTTAGTTAATGACGCTATTTCTCTTGTTCGAGACAGAGATATTACAGAGCTTCTTCCTATAGCTATGTATTTCGGAATCGGAATAAATGATCAAGCTTCAGAGATAAGATTTAATCTACTAAAGATTGCTAAATCGAAACCAGCAGAGCTTCTATCCTCTTTAGATTCCCCTGAGGTTACATGTCGAGCATCAATCTATCAGGCTAAAGAGTATCAGATCTTAAACGTGAAAGCTGGCGGAGTGTATTGGTTTGACTCAAACTCTCTTATTGTTTCCGTTCCTGTAGGACAAGACCCTGTAAATACTATGGTTAGATTCTGTCTTACTGAGAAAGGTAGTAGCGTTCTTTCACTAATCGAAGAAAAATTAGATAAGCTCGGATAAGACTTATTCTATTACTATACATAGATAAGGCCGCCTATTTAGGCGGCTTTTCTTTTCCGTATATTTGCATGTATGATTAACGTGATAGATATATATAACACGGTTAGAGATCTTTGCAACAAAGACCAGAAAGGCTTCGTTACTCCTGAGGTTTTCAGCACCTTTGCGGCTATAGCTCAGCAAAACGTATATAATGAGATGTTTACTGAATTGGCGCTCTCTAAGAAGCTTAGAAGGTCTAATGTAGACAACTCTAGAGATAAGTCGGTATATAAGCAAGTCGAAGAAGATTTGTCTTACTTTATATATGAAACTGTACTTGGTGATGCCAGCGCGGAGATTGATTATATTGAGGATGATGACGCGGTGATGTACGATCCATCTGATGATTCGATCTCTGTTCTAGCGAAGCCTTCTAACTTAGGTAAGATTATTTCTATTAGAGATAATACTGTTACTGGGGTTAGAACTCCTTTAGAGCTTATATATAATTCTGAAGATGCAGATAGAGTAATGAATAGTAACTTGTCTTCACCAACATCTGCTTTTCCTGTTGCTCTTATAGCACACAACATAGAGATCCTTCCTACGGACATTAACGAAGTTGTCTTAAAGTATTACAGGATCCCTGGGTCTATAAACGTAAATGGAAGTGTAGAGACCACTCTAACACCTGCTTACATACAAATAGGGGCTACAAACATGGCAGATATGGCTAACTCCAGACATTTTGAATTAGCTCCTCACTACTCAAACGAACTTATTATCGAGATAGCTAAAATGATAGGTATAAGACTTCGGGATACCTTTCTTACTACGATTACTGTTAATGAAGAAAAAGCTGAATAATGGCATACGAAGACATTTCACAAAACGGGATGAATTATATCACCCTTCGACAACTCATTAACGATTATATTATTACTTTAGATGGGGACGACTATACAGCTAACGCTTCAGATTCTGCTATCAGGAACTTTGCTTTAAGAGGTATAAGAGAATTCGGTTTCGATGTTACCTCTAGAGTAAAATCTCTTAAACTAGATGTACACAGCAACGGCACGGTTATATTACCTGATGATTATGTAGATTTAATAAAGGTTGGTATTATTGGTTCGGACGGGATAGTTCGAGTATTTAACCAAAACAAAAACATTAACTACTCTAGACAGATCTTACAAGATTCAACTGCAGAAGGTGTTGATTCTCCAGATGTAGACGACACGATTTCAACTACCGATAGTGCAAGTGGGCCTTTAGATATCGACAGTAATCTAATCTTAGACAGGGATAACGCTAAATCAGCAACTAGCTCTAACAATGATTCTTACGTCTTTGAGAACTTTATGTTCCAAGGGGGGTTAGGAAGGCTTTATGGCTCTGGAGGAGCGAAAGCTCCAGGATCGTATAGAGTTAACTTAGACCAAAACAGATTAGAAATAGACGCTGGTAATTCTACTTCAGAGATAGTTTTAGAGTATATAGCTGACGAGGCTAGATCTACTAACCCTGTTATACATATATATGCTGAAGAAGCTATACGTAGTTACATCTATTATAAATTATGTGAAAGAAAGTCTACCGTTCCAGGAGGAGAGAAGTCTAGAGCTAGAGCGGAATACTATAACGAGCGAAGAAAAGCTAAAGCTCGTTTAGGAAACTTTACTAAAAACGAAGCTTTAAAAGTACTTCGTAAGAACTTCATGCAAGCTCCTAAGTACTAATGGCTATAGATAAAGTAACACCTCAGAGGTTAAACACTTCTGTAGATGCAAGGCACCGTCCAAATACGGATATGGCTGATGCGTTAAATATAACATTTGGAGACGATCATAAATCTAGCGCTAGCACAGGAGATTTAACTTCAGGTGGAGATTTTGGAGTGTTAAAACCAACCGCTGGTAACAAGGCTGTAGAAGGCTCTATGCTTGACTCTACTTCTAGAATTATAGGTTCTGTTACGGATGATGTTTTAGGCCTTATCTTCTTCTTTGTGTGGGCTGAAAACCCTGATGAAATGGGTGTTTGGGCTTATGACCGAGACGGTATACTTCCAGGCTCTTCAGCTGACAGCTATGTTAAAGTTTATACTTCTTCTAGATTTGCTTTTCCTGCTCAAGGGTTTGTTGATGGGGATGTAGTTCACATAGGACATAAAGACACCTCTGACGAAGACTCTACAGGCGCCCTATATGAAGTGGCTAAAAGCGTAGTTTTATATTTTACGGACAACATTAATGAGCCTAAAAAGCTAGACGTTTTCAAAGCTATGGCTAATAGCGATATTGATGGATACGATTTATATAGCGTTAATGACTTAATAAAAGCCTGTCCAAGAACACCTTTAGAGCCTATTACTTTTGAATTTAGCACAAATTCTGATCGTCTAGTATCTAACTTTGAAAAAGTTCCAGGTATGCAGTTTGCATATCAGTTCTTATATAAAGGAGATGTAGACAGCCCTATATCCACATACTCTAAGTTAGCTATACCTAAAGAATATTTACAGCAGGGAGTGAATACAGTCGCTAGCCTTGGGGTTAATGTGTGTTTATTAACCGTCCCTAAACAATCTGCTGCAGCACCTGAGATTAAGAATATCACTAAAGAGGTAGAAAAAATTCGTCTCTTAGTTCGTTTTGGAAATGCTGGGGGGTTTAAAGTCATTGAAGAGATAGCTCCTACCGAAGCTACAAATTATTTATTCTATAACGACAGAGTTTTATATCCTATCTCGGAAGAAGAAACTGCTATGCATTTTTCAGGGTTACCTAAAAAGGCTAGAGCTCAAGCAATTGTTTCTAATAGGTTGATGTATGCTAATTACCTAGAAGGCTTCGACAGTGTAGATTGTAATGCTACAGGAGTGCCTGTATATAAAGAAGCTCTTCAAAGCGCCGCAGACCTAACTATTAAAGTGCGACCTTTTTTAATGCAACCTTTAAAAAGTGTTGGCGGGTCCGAAGCTGCTTTTGCAGAACAGAAAGTTGCTGGGTATAAGATTGATACAGGAGGTGTCCCCTGGGCGGAACTTCCTATAGGTTCTGTTATAAATGTGCAATGGGCTGTTAACCCAGATAATAACTATACTGTATACGACTATACAAATTCTTTCCACGGCAATAAACAAGTGGGTTCTGCAGATGCTGTTTGGATTGATGGGGAGTCATCTTTTGATACTGAAGAAGAAGCAAATGTAACTGGATATCAAGTTCATACTGAGGGTATGTCTGTTGAAAGCGGCGATGTCTTGTTTGGTGCAAACAGAGGTGTTGGCTTTCACGTAGATGAATCCGTTGCAGCAGTAGATTCAGCTTTATATAATGAATGGGTCTCTTTTAACCCTGAAGATCCCGATAATCCTGAAATTACTCCTGTAGTTCACGGCACTTCTGCTGCAGCGCCTCTTATCATAAAAGGTGGATCCCTCGATTTTAACCTTAGGTTTAAAACTAACTATACTGTTCTTACTGGTGAACTAGCAAGAGATAACATTAAAAAAGCTATAATTCATTTTTTGACAGATTCAGGAGAAATGCCTGAGGTTGAAGTAAATGAGGTTGTGACTCCTTTTGCCTCAGCGATAACTATACCTAAAAAAACCTCTGAATATAGTTTTGACTTAAACGGACCTTCCGCTGGTGAAGGGCCTCAAACTTGGACTTGGAGTTATACCGAATCAGGCAAGCATGAATTAGTGTCTGCTCTTGGAGGTCAAGTACCGCAAGTCTTGGATGGTCCTCCTGATCCTACTGACGATTTTTTTAATGACTTTCATCACAACTCTCCAGTAGGCTACATCGCTGTAACAAAAGCTGATGTAAAAATTGGATTAGTTAGCATGAATACCACTATGGATGCGCGATATCCTCAAGAGGATAGCTTCTATCACGACGCTTATTTAGCCTTAGAGGTGCAAAGCTTAGAAAATATTGAAATCAGAACATGTATACCCGTTCTTGAAAGAAAAACTAACCCTTCTACATCTATTGGCGGCGGCCAAAAGACTTTATATGACTTAGATCTCTCTCATTGGGAGGTATATCACCCAAATGACATTGACGGTGACTTAGCCGAAACTTATAGGTCAATTCCAGGTCCTGATTCTGGGTGGTCCGATCCCTCTGCCCTCCGCAAAAACTGGTATTTTATAAATCATAGTGAGATTAATTTTCAAGCTTACATACTTCAAAGTACTTCAGGGCATATCCATGCTTATGATCACAATACAGAGCAAAATCGGCAGAAGGCTGTAGGTTACCTTCGAGCTAATTCTTCTCTTTCAAATGAACCCCCAAAAATTTTACGTAACGCACAAGAGACTGTTGATTTTAATACAGCTCTTTTCGCAGATGTAACAGGCGACTTGCTTCTCCCATCTACTTCCGAGAAATTTAAACTCTCATTTGTCGATGGAGAGTCATTAAAACCTATAAACGGTGGCGCTGCATTTATGGGGGAGATGCAAAACCATGAGCAAAAAATGTTAGGGGCTTTTTATAAATCCTCAGGAACATATCTTGATCCTGTTTTTGATGAAGCTTTTAGTTATTATGACCTCAGTATTGAAAAACAACATAGCTGGGTTGAGATATTATATTCTTCTTCTTTTGTTTCTATCGGCGGTCTTATAAACCAAAACGCAAGCTTTAAAACTTCAGCCACCCATGATTTTGGAATTGTATATTATGATGAAAGAGGAAGGGCTGGGAACGCAAACTTTTTAGATAGCGTATATGTAGGTGGATATTCAGACATGGAGCCACTTAGAGGGGGAAATAAAGGTAGGGTTCAAATAGCTATGCAGCTTAATCATGATCCTCCTTCTTGGGCTCGCTCTTATCAAATTGTATATGGTGGGAACTCTAGTATAGGGGATTTCATTCAATATACTACAGGTCCAGCGTTTGTAAACGTTACAGACAATGAAGTTTCTGTAGAAAGTGAGAGTGGTGTTATATATGTATCTCTTGCAAACTTACAGGGAGTTAACGAAGTCTCGTATTCAGACGCTTGGGGAGCTGTAAATAAAGACGGGGGAAAAGCTCTTTATACATATTCCCCAGGAGATAAACTAAGGATTATATCTTACTTAAGCGGAGATGGAGAAACCGAAATATTCCCTCATAACTATGAGTTTGAAGTTTTAGGAGTTAAAACTATGACCTCTAGCACTACCGAAAATTTTTTCCATCATGTTGAAAATGAAGAAGGTGGAGTTCACCCTTCTAAAGTAGGTGAGTTTCTTGTATTAAAGAATAATGCCTTAGCTGTTAATTTTTCTTACTGGGATATCTACGAGTCTTTTGATAACGGTCAATTTAATGGGACTACCCTCTATAATTACTGGAACAATAGGACTTTAGTTGAAATATATTCACCTAAAAAAATTCAAGATATAGATTCCAGAGTATATCACGAAACAGGCCCGAAATATAATATTTCTAGCTCAGCTTTAGGAACTTTGTCCCACCAGACAAACCCTATTATTATCGAAGATGGAGATGTTTATTGGAGAAGGGTTCCTCTTAATACCCCTAGATTTGACGGTGACTCTTTTCTCCCTCTTTTAGATACCGATAGTAAGCACCCAAGATTTAGAAACCACTTTGTAGAGACCGACTCTTTTATAGACCTTTTTCCAGGGGCTAACAGTAAAAGCTACGGGAAGCCAAAGATTATATTTTCCGAGGCTACAGAAACTAGAAATAAGGCTTCGGTAACTTTCTCCGAAAGAAATAACTATTCTTCTAGATTTAATAGCTTTACTAGATTTAACCCTTCTGTTTTACCATATAAAGACCTACCTAACGAGTACGGTTCTATTATGTCTTTACTTAATGAGTATGATTCTGTTCTTGTAATTCAAGAAAACAAAGTAAGCGCCATACCTGTAGAGAGGAATATCCTTGCTACTGCGGGAGGCTCTACAAGTTTAATAGCTTCAGGTAAAGTTCTAGGTACTCAGAAATTTTATGCTGGAAACTATGGGTGTGATACAAATCCAGAAAGCGTAGTTAGAGCAGGAACTTCAGTATATTTCGCAAGCAAGAAAAATAAAGAGGTGTATATGTACTCCCCTAATCAAGGGATTGCTGTAGTTTCAGAATTAGGAATGAAAACCTATTTCTACGATCTCTTCTCTAGAGCTATGGCTAACGTCGAGTCTCAAGGACCAGTAAGAGTTGTTGGAGGGTATGACCCTCTTAAAGACGAGTATCTTATCTCTGTCATTAACGATAATATTACATATGTGATAGCTGATGATGCAGATATACCGCCAGAACTTCCCTCTATTGCAGAATTCGAAGGTGTAATAGAAGACGTGATATATGAGGATGCTGTTGATGGCAATAACGATGTTGCTGTAGCTCTTCTTCAAAGCGATCTCGCTAATGCAAGTGACGAGATAGAAGAATTAGAAGGCCTTAATGCGGGACTAACATCAGATCTTGCAGATGCTGGAAACCTTTTAAGTGATTTAGAAACTACCTTTTCAGACCTTTTAGCAGATTTTGCAAATGAAGATTTGTATGGTGCAGTGATTACAAACGTCCTACTACCTAATGGAGAGACTGTTCAAGTCCTTAGTTATGCTCAATATACGAATGTGATAACAGGGCTTATAGCCGAACAAGAAGCTGTGGTGAATGGATTAGAAGACGATTTAATCTATGGGTTAGAAAAAATCGGGTTAACTTACGATAGCTTTATAGGTTCTACAAATTCCTTCTTGTCTTTAGTTTCTTCTTTTGAAGAAGTTTTAGACGAACTAGGCTTACAAGATTCTCTTATTGCAATAACAACTGCTACAACAGAAATAACCAATCTTATCCCTGGTCTTACTGCTACTAATCATACGTTAAGTGATGGGAGTTCTATCTCGGTAACAGGGGTGGATGTGCAGGATAACTCCTGGATGGCCTCGATTTATAATCTCTCACTTTCTATAAGTGATCTTCTTGGTGAAGGGGGAACGAATTCTTTTGCTAATCAGGTCATCACAGCTGTAAACAATTTAGACGAAACAAAGAGCAGTTTAGCTCAACAACTTAGAAACGTTTTACTTTCTATGACCTCTTTAACGGGTCCTGATGGACTTATATTACCTCCTGAGGATTTACCTGATCATCTAAAAACCTTCATGGAGGGGTCAGGTCTTGATGGATTAGATACAGACGGAGACGGCATTTTACAGAGCGACGAAGTTCTTACAGAGGAAAGTATTACAAGTAAAATTCAGCCAGCTTTTACAGATTATATTAATGCTTTAACAGTAGTTAATACTGATCTTGCTAATTTTATAGATTCTCTTCTTGCTGTTATAAATGAGGGTGATTATGGTTGGGAGATGGGTGCCATTACTACAGAAACTGCTCAAGATTCTTATTTTGGAATTGCCCCTTATATTACCCACATACAAGATAAGCTCACAAATGCTCAAAGCGACGTCGCTACTGCCAATGCTCTCACTAACGCTGCAAATTTATCCTTAACAACTTTACAAGATGAATTAGTTACTACCTGGAATGCAGCTGTCAGCAATGGATTCTTTGCGATGAATGGATTCCCAAATGCGCAATCAATAACCGATTTTAATGATGGTGTAATTCCAGAGCTTACATCTGGTATAAGCATTTCCGTTGCCACTAATCAGAGTTTACAGGGCCGTATCGGTAATTACATGGAGATGCTTACCCAGCTCCACGAAATTTTATTAATTGCAGGATACGCCCCTTATGATTCTTCGACTCAAATTCTGTTAAATCAAAATAATGAGAATGAGGCTGTAAATAGATACTTCCCTCTTATAGTTGCTGTATCTAATGCTCTTGTAAACCTAAAGGCATTCCAGCAGCTTTTCTCAGAACATTCTACCTCCCCATCGTTTGGATTTGAAGGCTCTTATTCTACTGGAGATGAGGAAGTTACTAACAGGACTGTATCTGCTCTTGATATTGTAAGCCTTGTTGAAGAGGGTTTAAATGGGGTTAAAAACGCTATAGATACTATCCAGGCAAACTTAGAAAATAATAACATTTACGGGGTACCTGAAGACTTTCCTCCTAGCTACCTATCTCAAAACATCTTAGACCTTCTTGTTGTTGATGGTGAAATCACAACTACTTCAGCGGCTAATCTTACTGAGTATATCCAAGCAAATGGAATTACTATGGATGAGTTATATAGAGTAAAGAAAGAATTTGAAAGGCTTAGTTATGGGACAGGGAACTGGGAAGGTGGTTTTCAGATTCAATATCCAGCCTCTCTAGACAGTGTGCAATTCCAACGTATTGCTTTTGATTTTAATATAGATGCGAATGTAGGCACAGCCGATTTGCTTGCTCTTCTTACGCAATTTGGAACGGATGTAACCAATGAAGGAAAAATTTATACTTACGAGACAAACCCTGATGGAAGTTTAGTGGAAGTAGAATACCCAGATGGGAGTGGGTCTCACTACCTAGTAAAATATAAAACTCAAAATGAATAGCAACGCAACTATAGCCTTTGATAATAAAAAACACTCTTGGAAAACAAGGTATTCTTTTTTAAGTAACTGCTACGCCTACCTTGATAAAATGCTTTTCTCCTCACCGAAAGAATCTGTGTCATCGTCTAACACCTTATGGGCTCATGGTATTGGGGATACTAACAACAATTTTTACAATCAGTCTTATCAGTCAAGTATAGCCGTCACCTTTAACGCTCACGCTTCAAAAGGTTTCGGAGCTGCCTCCCCTAAAGTTTCTTCTAATAAAATATATAAGACCTTCTCCCTTGAAGGAACTACTAATATGTCAGGGGACAATATCTTTAAAGTAAATAACTCCTCTCAACCCGAACAACTTAAAACTACTGAGATTGGACCGCTAGAAGAAAAAGGCGGTATCTTGTATGGGCATATAGGGCGAGAACAAAAAGTTACTGCAAGTAACGTAAAAGTTATAGGTCGGATAGAGGAAGTTGTAGAAGCAAACACCGTAGAAGGCCTTTTAACGGCCTCTGACGGCACTCCGTTTGTTTACGAAGGGGGAGGTACCTTATGGGCCTTTAGAGTGAACGTACAGGGCGGATTTCTACCGACATCTACAGATGCTAAACTTATAAAGTCTTCTGATATTACAGGTACATCAGTTCTATATCCTTATTACTCAGATGGAACTCTTAATGCAAATTTTGCAGATCCTAATATATCTTTTGAGGACTATCAGTCTTTTGGTAGCTTATTCTCTATTGCAGGAGAATTAGGAACACCTTTTTATAAGAACGGGTACTTCCTTATAGAGCAATCAGGGGGTGATATATCATATGTAGCCTCTGGTGGGAATGAATATCTTTACGCTATAACTCCTAGTTCTGTTAATGGGGATTCACCAAAAGGTCAATATGCTGATGCTGTAGTGACTCTCGGTTCAGCTGATTTTGAGTTGTTCGCCTTAAACGTTGAGTTCGAGACAACTGATTACAGTCATAGTGGGGAAGTTAAGCAGTAATTCATTAAATTTGTAACACAAAGTAAAAAGGAAACATGAGGAAACTACGTAAAATGAGTCTAGGAGGTGTAGCGATGGCTGGTCAGGTTCTAGGTAACCTTGCTAATATTGGGATAGGTATAAGCCAAAGAAAAAAAGGGGAGGCCAAATATGAGCAGGGTCGAGAGGATTTTATAGGGAATTTAGGGGCTAGTGATGCTTTAGCTTCTTTCTCTGACGAGCAAGCAACTTTAGCAAATCAAGCTGGAAAGCAGGGTGATGAGAAGGCAGATAGCGCTTTAGCTGGATTAATTGCTGCTCAGAAGTCTGGGGATCCTCGTTTTATGCAGACCTTAGGTATAGATCAAATCGCATCAGACACTCAAGAACGCGGTTTACTAACAGCTCAAAATATAGCTACAGCACGATCACCTTTAGTACAAGCAGAAGAGAAAGCAAAAGATCAGATGACCGCGCTTTACGGGCAAGATATGACCGAAGGTACAGCTGCTTTTAATGCTGGGACGCAAAACATTATGGGTGGGACAAGCGGGCTTTTAAACATGCCTATGGATCTTTTAGGTTTAAGCACCGCTGAGCAGGGGCTTGAAGATGCCTGGAATACAACTGGTAAAGATCTTTTTCCAAGAAAAGATGGCGGATTTATTGAGAAGCTAGCAGGTGGTGGAGTAGCAGGTCTCTCAATGAGGGGTTTTGGTGGAGTAGAGCAATCTATAGAAGATTATAAAGAAGAGCAAGAGGCTAAAGAAAGACAAGGTAGAATTTTATATGGGAACCCCTCTGGGCTTGCTAACGGTGGCACGATTCAACAACTGATAGCAGAAGGTGGTAGTTTTGTAACCCCTGGAGTGGAAGACCACGACTCTCAAGAATTTGATATAGTAGACTCGGAAACGGGAGAAACTGTAGCTAAAACAACAGGGCAAGAAAGACATGAGAACTCAGCGCAAGGCTTAGCTATAACGAATAGCGAACAAGACCAAGGTATGATGGATGCGTTTGCTCAGATACGAGACCCGCAAAACCCTACTGTAGCAGAGGCAAGAAATGCTGTTCTAGCGATGGCTAAAGTATACGGTCTTAAACAGTTTAACAACAACGTAGCATAATGGCAGAGAATCCGATATACGCTGGCCCAGGGCTACAATTAGAAGGCTTTGGGAAGCTCACAGAGGTAGCGTTAGCTGTTCAGAGTCAAAAGCAAAAGTCTATGGCCTCTCAATTAAAGGCTTTAGACGCTCAAAGAGCTAAGATACAACTTAAAACAAGTGATGTTTTTGGTTTAACGGGAGAGAAACTTGCTCCCTCCCTTAGACCTTTCTGGTACGAGTATATGGCGGATTTTGATTCTCAAATAGAGAACTTGGTAGATCGTGATGGAAAACCTATAAATAGCGTACAAAGAGGAATGAGTATGGCGCAGGAGGCTAAAGATTTTTATGCTAGCTTGTATAGCTTACAGTACAATAGAGACGGGAAGCCTGCCGCTTCAAATGCAAGAAACGAATTAACAAATCTTTTAGAGAACCCAGCAAAATTAGATGCTTTTTCTAAGGGGTTACCAGTAGATATGACAGTTCACCCTACAGCTGAAGGCTTAGAGTTTCTAGATGAGTATGCTGATTATGGCTTTATGGGTATTCCTAAAAGCTCGATGTTAGACTCATCTTATGCAGACGGAGGTTATCAGCAATATGGAGGTATAGATTATACTACTGGTAGACCAGTTCTGAAAGTTTTCACTCCTACAGGAATGGAAGGCGTAAGCGGCTCTACTTCTTTAACAGAATTACCTATATACGGCGATAACAGTAGCGCTCTTTATGATATAAATAAATTTGCTACCGAAATGTCACCTATGTCTTTAATGGATATAGGGAAACAATATGTACAGCCTTTAGTTAAAGGGGATAGAGTTGGATTAGGGTGGGATAAGATTTTTGCAGAAACAAGAACTACTTCTCTTTTAGAATCTCCTAGTAGAGACGGACAGTCAGCTAGGTACGCAATGTACAAAGAATACTTTAAGGAAAACCCTGACTATTTAAGTAAAGAAGAAGCTAACGCTTTTAAATATTTACAACCAGAATTAGCTTTTGAGAGAGACGAAGAAGGCAATACAGTTGCCACTTCAACACAACTAGAAGAGCTTGATGATAGATTTCGCAAGTTGATGCAAAATTCTAATCTATTTGACGAAATAGTAAGAGGTTCTAATTACGATAAACTTATACCAGCCGATGCTACCGAAGCAGAAGGCTTAGACGCTTTAGCAGCCGTGGCCAACTCAATGACTACTGCTAATCCAAATAATGTTTGGGGATGGGATGACTTAAACGAAATGGTTGAAAATGAGAACCTCATATTTGATGCGGGTAATCAAGATAGATTTGTTCAAGGGTATGCTAGATTAATGGCACAGAATTATGCTACTTTCGGTGGCGGTAATCTAACCTCAGAAACTACAATTGACGATATCTTTTTTGTGGCTGAAAATAATGCACTAACCACTGGGACCCCTGGTTGGAGAATGGTAGGTCTTCCCCCTAGAAGGACGGCTGGTGTTACACGTCAGTTTGTAGAAGCCTTTGGCGGTACAGGTCTCCCTAAAGTACTTGGAAACTTCTCTATAAACATGAGCGGAGCTACTTCAAGTCAATTTTCACCTCAAACTGGTGTTGATGGGCCTATAGACAACGTTTACTTTAACAGTGATAACACAATAAGCGTTAAGTTAAATAAAACAGGAACTACAGGGGCTTTAACGAGCTCTGAAGGGAGAGATATCGTACCAGTAGAAGGTAACTTTTCTTTTGCATTAGGAGACCCTTTATTCAGCATAGGTGTAGATGCAGATGGAGCTAATGAAATTATTGGTAATGGATATGTCGAAGCTCAAAGTCCTTTACTTTCTTCACCTTATGATACGGGTTCCCCCGATCTTGTCTTTACTCTTGATTTCATAGACGATAGAGCTAAGCTTATAGAGCTTGGGACTAAGCTAGACGATTACTTTGGTGTAAGAGGGAAGGTCTTTCCAAATTCAGTTAGTCCAGACTTAGGGTACTCTCTTAATCTTTTCTATTCAAAATCGCATAACTAAATTATATGGAACCAGAAGAAATAGAAGCTTTAATTGCTGCTGAAAGAGCTAAAAATGTATCAGATGACGCTATCTTATCTAGATTGCGTTTTCAAGGTATTGACGCAACAGAGTACTTAAAAAAAAAAGACGAAACCGAAGGATCCTCTTCGGCCTCAGGTTCGGAGGCGGGGAATATGGCCTCTGTTTCGAATATCAGTCCTTTTCTCGGACAAGCAGATACTTCTTCGGTTGGACCTGTAGCTGATGCTTCTCTTGTAGCAAACACTACATGGGATATAACTTCTCCCGAAGATAGAGAGTCCTTACATATTACTCCAGAGTATTATGATGGATATCAAAAAGCAGGGTTTCTTGAACTAGCGAACACTGTTCAGCAATATAACCTCCCTAACATAGCTGAGGTATACCAAAGCTTTCTATCAAATAATGAAAGCTGGTTTACTTCTGTTCCTAAAGGTGTAGACGCTTTAGCTGCTGAGCTTATTCAAAACGAGCAGTTCATAGAAGATCATTTAGGCGGTGTAGCAACTACGATAGACAGCTATGCTTATGGATCTCAGGGCGGTGTAGGAGGTGTAAGCCTTCCTCCAATACAAAGATCTCCTGAGGATATAGAGCAAGATAGAACTAAAGCAGCTAAGAAGTTTCTTAATCAAGCATTGCTTGACTCTACCGCTAATGCCTTAAGAAATAACATGCCTGACAATATAAAGGGGGATGAAAAGGCTTTAGAGTATATGGAGCAGTACATGCTGGAGAATTACAGAAGCATGATTGATTTGTCGGGAGATGGGACAGTTGGGAATACACCCTTTTTACAATTTGACGGGTTTGAAACTTGGAAAAGCGGTGATGTAGTTGGAGTTGCACCACGGTTCTCAGGTTATTTAGCTGACAAATTTGAAGCAGCAGGTATAGATCTTATTAACTCTGTATATAATTTTTTTGGAGGAAGCGCTAAAAATGTTTCAGAGAGAAGAGAAAAAGCAGAAAAAATAAGAGAAGAAACTTTACAATTTCAAAGTGGAGTAGGCGAGTCTTTTTCTAATAACGACTTTATAAACGGTATAAAACAAATAGCAGGATTTGCCGCTGAAGCTGCTCCTACTATGTCAGTTATGATCCCTGCAGCCACAGCTACAGGAGGACTAGGGTTAGGGTTTTGGGCAACAACAGGATTAATTTCTGTTGAAGGAGCGACTCTTTCCACTATACAAGAGGCCGCACGAACTAGAGGTCATGATATGTTTAAGACATATACTAAGAACGGGGATACTATTAGTCATAGCGAAATGATGCTTGCTACAGGAGGTAATCCTGAGCTGATGTCAGAGTATACAGAAGGCTTCAATGAGTCTGCTAGACAAGGCCATTTATCCTCAGTTTTCGGTGCTGATATGGTCGCTACAGGAGCTAGCTCTCTATTCTTTTTAAGAGCTTTAAGAGGCGTTAAAGGTGGTGCTCCAGGAGCCGCAGCTTCTGATTGGTGGAAGTATCATATGGCTAACGCAGGGTATTCTGTGCCTGTTACTGGGGTAACTGGAGGTATGGCCGCGATGTCTAACTATGTTAGTATAATGGAGAGAACGGGTCAGGAATATTCCTGGGCTGACGTAAGGCAAATAGGATTAGATGTCTCTATATCGGCGGGAGTTAGTATTGGTCCTGCAGGAGCTATTATAGGATCTGGAATAAATAGAATTTCAAACACTAATACCACAGCTTTAACAAGAGATAGAGTTGGTAGAAATGGAGGGAACATAAAGATTCAACAAGAAAGAACTGAGCTTTTAAGAGTTTTAAGAGAGAAGCCAAATACACAAGAAGCTTTTAGTGCTGAGCGGAGGCTTGTTGATATTGAAAACAAAGTAGGTGCAAGCAATCTAGCAGATGAGGAGTTTTATACTAATATGAACCCTGAGGATTATAGCGACATTGTTAATCTTCATCAAGAATTCAACAAGAAGTTTGCAGAAAGAACAGCCTTAGACGACCCTACTTCTCCTGTTGCTAAAGCTTTAGATGCTGAAATGGCCGAAATAATACAAACTAGACGTAATATTGAATCAGTATATGAAGTTGATAGCTCTCCTATAATACCTAAAGAAGTGCTTGATGGAGACGTTTATAGGCCTATAGACGACCCTACTATAGACAACCCTGTACCTCTCTCTTTTGACCCTGCGATGTCTTCGTGGTGGTACACAGAATGGGTATCACGTCATGAAAATTTAGTTGCTTTACAGGGGAGTATTATGAAGGCGAGAAAAGGGGGTGAGCAAGGATTAAGAGTTCCTTTATCTCAAGACGCTGAAATTGCGCTCAAGCTACTGGATTCTAAAACTAAGTTTAGGATTCAAGAGTCTAGTGATAAAAGAGCCGCTCCAGGAGGTGTTGTTGACCAGCTAACTTCTTTACAAAAGACCCTCACCACAGAGGTCCTTGATGCTTTACCTAAAGGTTATTCAAGGGACGCTTTAGGTTTGTTAGACAGATACTTATATTCTCTACACGCACCAGAAAGAAACGCTCATGTTTTAAAACTTGATATTAAAAAGCTTAATAAATTGGAAGCTAAATCTCAGCCAACTAATAAAGAGATTGCAGAGATGGTAAAGCTAAGAGAATATATAGAAGAAGGTAACGGTAGTGGACTTAGCACAGAAAAAGCTCAAGCTTTTTTAGAAAGTTTATCCCCTGAAGTAAAGGCTTCTTTGGATAAAATCGTGGGTGGAGTAAGATCTATACAGGACGAAACCAGAGCTGCGCTAGTAGAGTATGGATTGATAGATAGTGAGACTTTTTCTATTTGGTCTAATCAATTTACCGATTATGTTCCTCTTCACGGACAATCAGTTGACGACGTTGCTGGGGGTATAACCGCATCAAAAAGGAACCTTTTCCCTGGTATACCGAGGGATCTAAGCTTAGAAGGTAGTTATATGAAAAGGGCTGAAGGTAGAAGCGATGAAGCCTCAAACATATTCTCCAGAGTATTATTCGACAACACTAATGTTCATATTGCAGGTCAAAGAAATCTTGCTTTAAACTCGCTACATGAGCTGTTTTTAAAGAACCCTAACCCAGATGTTTATTCTATCTCAGAAACAGGAAACTCTTTAGATCCAGGTACAGTAACAACTTATGTTAATGGTCAAAAAAAATACATCAATTTCGCAAATCCAGAATACGCAAAGTCGTTAAAAACTATGCCTGCTCCTAAGTCTGAAACTTTTATTAGAGCTATAGAGCCTACCTTGAGGTTTATGAGAAGGCTTCCGTCAATGTTCACAAGTTATAATCCTACTTTTTGGGCTGCTAACGCTCCTAGAGACGCTCCAGCTTCCGTGCTAAATGCTCTTAACGCCGCCGAAGCTGCGTTTGGATATGGTATGAGGAACGGTAATGGGCAGCCCGTAAAACAAGGGCAGCTTTTAAAAGAAATGTCAATGCCAGGATCTGCGGAATGGGCGTCAACTATAAGAACAATAACGGCTAATGAATTCCAAATGTCTGGAGCAGGAGCTGACACTCATATAAACGCTTTATATCAAGAATGGAAGGCCCACGGGGGTCCAACTGGTTGGGCTATGCAACAACCTCTCTTAGACATCCAAGCCTCCCTTCGTCGTGAGGTCTCTCCAGGTTCTAAGGCTCAAAAAGGAGGGCGATGGTTGTTTGATAATTCTTTTGGGTTAATCGAGTCCTTTAATAACGTATTCGAGTCTACGTATAGATTCCAAGTATATAAAGCCGCTCGTTCACAAGGTATTGAACCAGCCTATGCTGCGGCTATGTCTAAGAATGCTACTATAGACTTCAATAGAAATGGATCGCAAACTGCTACTATTAGCGGATTGAAATACTTTTTTAATGCGGGTGTTCAGGGTATAGATAAAACGGTAAAAACTGCCGTTCAAACAAAGCCAAAAGTAGACGCAGAAGGAAACTCACGTAATGTTTTTCAAAGACTTACAACAGCCCAAAAGATGCTAGGAGGAATAGCTCTGTTTGGAGGGTTAGTTACTGAGTTTAATATGAGCGTGTCTGAAGTAGATAAAGACGGAGTAAGTTTTTACGATAAAATACCAGACTCGGTAAAGGAAAGAAACATGATTTTTATGATTCCTGGCAGCAAAACAGGAGAAAGGGTTTTAATTCCTTTAGTTTATGGATTTGGGTCAGCTTATACTATGGGCCTTTCTGGTGCGGAAGTTATGGATGGGCAAAGGTCAGCAGAAGAAGGAGCTCTTTTTGCTGCTAAATCGGTAATCACTAATTTCTCTCCTGTGTATTTTTCAGGGACAGAGAAGGAAGCTTCTAAATCTAAAGACCCTGTTAGCGCACTTGGGAAGTTGACTCAAGATATTGCAACTCCTGATGCTCTAAAACCTATGATACAAAGTTGGCAGAACGTAGATGCTTTTGGTAATGAAATAGTCCCTGAGGAAAAGGATGGGGTTTCTAGATCTTCTCAATGGTACACTTCTGGGATAGCCTTAAGAAATGCAACAGACCTTATTAATAGATCTACGGGAGGAAGTAAAAATGTATCTGGAGATATAGATATTAATCCTGACCTTGTAGAGCATATTATAAATTCTTATGGTGGAGGAATCACAACATTCCTAGACCGAGGAACCGATGCTGCTTTTGATATAAGAACAAAATCGTTGAATGCTTATCCAACTAGCCCACCTATAAACCCTGATGAAAATCAAGGCCTAACCCCTGCAGTCCAAGGAGGGGCTCCTGATGATGGGTTTGCTTTTGAGAAGTGGCCTGTAGTAAGAAGATGGTACGGGAAGGATTTCCCATACGCTACTTACGGGAAATATTATGACGCACAAGAAGTAGTTAGCGCATATATAGCTGAATTTAGTGACCCACAGGAGCTAAAAAGAATGAAGGACGAGGCTATGCCTTCAAGAGATGATCTTAATGAAGAGGATCAAAAGAGATACAACGGAGCTTTAGCAATGAAGGAAGTTTTCAGCTCTGTGTCTGAACCTCTCTCAAAGCTTAATGAAACTAGAAAGCTTTTAGTAACTAAACAAAGAGATATAAACGCCTGGGTCGGATCATCTAAAGCTGATATTGACGCATGGAATAGCCTTGAAAGTAAGATTAAGAACATAAAAGAAGGGGAAATTAAGATAATGATGGAAGTTATGAAAGAATATTATAAACTTTTCCCTAAACCTGAAGAATAATGGATAAAAAGAAAAAAATAAAAGACACTAAACTCGGATCTTGGTTGTCTGAAAAAGCACCAAGTGTACTCAGCGTTGTAGGAGACCTTCTCCCAGACAGTGGGGCTTTAGGTGTTGTAAAGAACTTAATAGACAAAGACGACAGCGTTGACTCTGAAGAAGCTCAACGTATGATAGATGCTGAGGTTCGCTTCCAGGAGAACGTTACAGAACGCTGGAAAGCAGATATGGGGGGTGATGTAAAGCTCGCAAAGCTGATACGACCACTGACACTTATTGCCTTGATGTTCATGTTTATGGTGACTATGGTTGCAGATTCTATCGATGGCTGGCCCTTTACTGTAAAGGATTCATATGTAGATTTGCTACAGATATTAATGATGACCGCCTTCGGTGCATACTTCGCGGGGAGAACTATAGAAAAAGTAAAACGATAACCCATATAATGACTAGAGAGGTAGAATATTTGAAAAGGTTAAACGAGATTCTTGAGAACGAAAACAAGGATCTTAGAGAAAAATTAACGTTATCGGAGTCAGTGGTAGAAACGCTGTTTTCACACGCAAAAGAGAAATAATGGCCGTACAAAAAGACACATTAGCAAAAATAGCTAAGGATATTAAAGAGCTTAAGAAGTCGAGACCTAATGGGGAGATGAAACGCATGGAGATTAAGCTTGGAGAGATGTGCGACAAGCAAGATAGATTATACGATCTTATCATGGATCCCCAAACAGGACTTATAGTGGCTACGAATAAGAACACGGAGTTCCGCGAGACTTGTGCACCAGAAAGGGATGAGTTAATTGAACAATTTCAAGGGGTGCTACGCTGGAAGAAAGTTATAGAGTGGGGGATCGGGGTCTTATTTGTGGGTTTTGTAGGGGCTATTATTAAAATTCTTATGAGCTAATCTAATATATGATAGTGATGAAAGTTTCTAAAAAGAAAAAGAAAGGAAATAGATTAGCTAAGCTTAAAAATGGTGGCTTGTCCCGTGAATATGATAATGGTGGGGGAATTCCTACTGAACCTAAGAACACAGAGGAGTTGCTAGCTAGGTTAAATGATTTTGGATTAGATAATCCTAATGAAATTAAAGGCCTCTCAGACGAGGAGTTAGCTCGTATGTATGAGGATTTACCAGCAAGTGGAGCTATATCATCAGGACCTCCCATAGATTTAGCTATTGCTCTAGGTTTGGCTCCAGGAGCCCTCGCTCTTAAAGGAGCTCAAGCAATAGGTGAATTCGGCTACTCTGCTCTTGCTCCATGGGCAAGTACAGTGTTTAAAACGCCTATCGCAGGAGTGCCTGCACTAACTCTAGAAAACGCTCTCATAAGTGAAATGGCAATGAATGGCTTGACAAATGTCGCGCCGAATATTAAAGAGTTTGTACAGGATCCTTCCTGGAGTGGAGCTGGTAAAGTTGCACTTAATTTGTTTGAAATACTACCTTTAGCTCTTACGGAAATAACAAACCTTGCTCGTGCAAAGAACTCAATAGGCGGCTCGACAATTAAATTATCAGACGCTACCACTGATACAAGCATAGCACTGGAGGAAATGGAGCTTACTTCTCGGTTTAGGTCTCATGTTAACGCAAGCGTAGACCTTCATGCAACAGATTTAAAGAAAGGCCTTGTTACTAAGGAGCAATTTGAAACTCAGGTCGCTAGAAATATCCTCTATCAGCAGCAGATGATGAAGCAGGAGGGCTATACGGAACATTTACTTAAAGCTACAAAGCGGAGCTTCGGAGAAGACACAAACATGACTTATTGGGATGAAGGCCAGCAAATGTATCTCTCTACTCAGCAGGCGCTAGAACAAAAACTAATAAATAGAAATGGTTCTAAATCTGTAAAGAGGTTTGGATATGCTAGTTATGACGATCCTGTTGATCCTAATCATGCAACGTGGACTATGTATGATGATTCTCAAACAGCATTTAAAAAACTGTATGAGCTGATGACTCACCCAGAAGCAGATGGCGTTTTAAAGAGGGCTGTAGCTATGACTCAAAAGCAACTCCAAGAAAAAGCTAGCGTTACAGGACCTGTAAAAGGTCTTTACAAAAGAGCGAATAGTGTTTTTTGGGAAGATGTTTATGAGGGCGCAACAATAAATTATTTAGAAGATTTAACTCCAGGAGAACTTATTAGAAATCTTGCTCACG